CGACCAATCGGTTCGTAGCCGGCGACAACTCCCTGCCCCGCATCCTGCACTGGTACGCCACCTTCGCCTGCATCTGCGCCCCCTGCTGCGCAAACGCCTCACGCGCCCCCGCCATCAGCGGAACCAGCTCCCCCCACACCACCGCCACTACCGTCCAGCTCTCCGTCGGCTCCCCGTAGAGGTTCGCCGTCGTCGTCACCGCCTCGATGGTCACCCGCTGCCGCAGCCGTCCCGCTCGCATTCATCCACCCCATTGCACTCAGCTGGCCGATGAACGCAGTCACGTCTGCTCGCTGCTCCCTGCGCACCTGCGGCCCATACTCCGGCACAAAGTCCGCCACCGTGTAGGCCCGGCCGTCCTTCCCTCGCCACACGTTCGCCAGCGTGCTCGCCACCACCGCAGCCTGCACGTCGCCCCGGCGCCCGCCAATCGGCTCCACCGCGTCAAAGGCCATCCACTCCGTCAGCTCCCGGCTCGTCAGCACCCCCAGCAGCTCCCGCACCGTCCGCCCCATGGCCAGCGCCAGGCGAAAGAGGAACCGCCGCCGAGGGTCTAGCTGAAATTTTCCGCCAGCTCCTGCACGTCGGTGGGCCGCAGCCCCGCCAGCTCGCTCGCCCGGGCGAAGACCCGATCCAGCGCCTTCGCACTCTTCGCTCCGAGCGCCTCAATGTCCGTGAACCCGAACAGCGGCGCGCCATCCTCGCCCACCACCGTCATCGCCACCAGCTTCGCCCGAATGTTGCGCGCATTCACGCTCACATTCTGCCCATTGCGCTGCACCACATCATTCTCGAACTGGTCCCGCTCAGAGGCCGTCAGGCTCTTCACCCGCACCCAGCCGCCCCACTCGGGAACCTCGAGATCCACCGTCGGCGTATCCTGCGCAGCCAGAATCGCCGCCTTGCTCAGCAGCACCCTCTTCTCAGCCATCATCTCTCCAAATTAGCTCGGCAGCGTCGGCGCGCCGTACACCCTGATGGTCACATCCGCCGTCAGCGCACCATCCATCGGCGCCGACGGCTTGAAGCCCATCACATACCCCGTAAAGACCCAGCTCGCCGCCGGCGTCGTCGGGAAGGTCAGCGCATAGCTCGCCGACGCGCGTGTCGTCAGATTCGTCAGCAGCGCCTTGTGCGTCGCCCCTGCCGGGTCATACTGAATCTTCAGACTCACCTCACCCGCGTCCAGGAAGCTTGGCAGAATCTCCCGAAAGGCGCTGCCCGAATCGTGCGCCGTCATGTCAATCTCTTCGGCGCCCAGCTCGGGCCCGTCAATCTCCGTCACATTCGCCACCGCTGTGCCGGCTGTCCCGCCGATCTTCAGTGTCGTCCCAAATGCCGCGTACTTGGCCATCTCGCTCTCCTAGCCCTGCACATACCCTCGAAAGTCCACCCCCACCACATGCATGCGCGTCTCCGGGTCCCAGCCCGCATCCGCCTCCATCTCCACCAGCAGCGAGCCCACCGTCACCCCCTGCATCGTCCCCCGAAAGCCATCCAGCCGAGCCCGCACCGCCTCCGCCGCCCCCTTCGCACCGGCATAGCTCACCGCATGGCAGAGCACACTCAGCCGCACACGCGCCAGGCTCCCCGTCCCGCCCAGGTCCTGCAGCGGCTTCTCGCTCACCAGCTCGTACGTCAGGTAGTCGGCCGTCGTATTCTGCGGCGCCATCTGCGGATAGATGCGCGAGCCCACCAGCGCCGTCACAGCCGGCGTCGCCAGCAGCTCCTGCACCACCATCTGCTCCACCGTTGCCGCCATGCGCCCGCACCCCTACCAGATGTAGCGAAATCGCAGCGGGTCCAGCGCCCACCGCACCGACATCGGCATCACCTGCGGCGGCACATTCGTCATGCTCACCGCCTCGCGATTCTCCATCATGTGCCCCACCAGCCAGCGCATCGCCTGCCGCACCGGCGCCGGCACATTGCCCCCCGCCGGCCCATACCCGCACACAAACTCCACCGCCACAGGCAGCCCCGCGTCAAGCGTCTCAGAGGGCCACCCCTGCCCAGGCGCCAGAATCACCGCACCCGGGTCCACACTGCTCACCACCCGGTACGTCGCCGGCGCCACCGTCAGCCACGCCGCCCCGTCCGGCGTGTACTGCACCGCCGTCACACTCTGCAGCGGCGCCATGGGCAGCTCCAGCGCCCCATCCTCCGGCCACCCCCCAAAGTGCGCCCGCCACGCCTGCGTCACCAGCGCCCGCCCCAGGTAGAGCTCGCACCACGCACGCGCCGTCGTCACATACTCCTCCAGCAGCGCATCCTCCTCGTGGCCATCCACCCGCAGATGCGCCCGCGCCTCCTCCAGGCTCAGCGGCTCCACCACCGGCGCCGTCACCATCGTCCACCCCTGCGCCCGCATTACGCCCCCTTGCGCTTGCGCTGGACCTTAGGCGCCGGACGCGCCGCCTGCACCGGCGCCACGGCCCGCTCCGGAGCCGTCACCGCCGCACTCTCCACAACAGGGGGAGCCATCTCCCCGCGCAGCTCCTCGGCCGCCCCGGCCGCCACCAGCGCGCGGCCAACCCCCTCGTCCGCAATCCAGAGAGTCTCCCCCGCGCCATACACCCCGGCCGGGCCGGCCGCCGTCTTCAGCATGCGCACCCGCATGGCTCCCCCTCCCATTCAGCCGGCCTACGCCGTGCCCTCAGCCGGGCTCACATGCAGCTCCGCCGCCTGCGCAGCCGTCACATTGCTCACCGGCTCCACACGCGCCCCGTACTGGATCGCCCACACCGAATCAATCACGGTCGACGTGCCACGCACCACCTGGCAGCGCACATACCGCTCCTCCGGCCGGTACACATCCAGCACCATCTGTGTCTTCGTCGCGTCCAACAGCACCGCCGTCCCTGCCAGGTCGGCCGCATCGGACAGATTGCTCGCCTGCCCCTGCTGCGCCTTGATCCCGTTGTTGACGGCAGCCGTCACAACCGAGCCGACAAACACCACGCCCTCGTACCCCTGCATGTCGAGCGCCGTACCGTCAATCGTTGTCGTCCCGGCCACGGTCGGCCCCACCACGCGGGTGATCTTCACGCCATTGCTCAGGTTCATCTCGTCTCTCTCCTAGGCCAGCTTGATGCGCACAAAGGCCTCTTCGAGCACCGGCATGCCGTCGCTCTCCATGCGCCCAATCAGCCCCACCTGGTTGCTCTCCGCATACAGCTCGTCGAGCCGCTGCACATCCATCGTCAGCGCGTCGGCGATCCAGTAGTAGCTGAAATCGCCAAACATCCCCACATACAGCCCCGTCGTGAACGTATTCGGCACATACTCGCTCACAATCATCGGTCGCCCCTGCAACATATCAGGCTGCCCCATCTGCAGGCTCGGCTGCCACAGGTACGCCCCCGTGCCGCTCCCCTCGCGCAGCTTCGCAATCTGCTTCACCGCGTCCCGGTGGAACAACCACTGCGCCCGCGGCCAGTACGCCGCCTTCAGCGCGTACTTCGCATTGATGAGCCCATCTGCCGTCAGCGCCGTGCTCGTGTTGTCCGTCGCCACGTCGCGCCCCGTGCTGATCCCCTGCGCGCTCGCCGTGAACAACCCCAGCGGCTGCTGCGCCCCAGTCCCCGTCAGGAACGCTTTCTCCTGCGTCACCGCGAACTTGTAGGCCAGCCGCTCCCGCACAAACGACTCAATCGTCGGCAGTTGCCGCATAAGCTTGCGCGAGATCCGGATGCGCTTCGCCACAGGGTGCGGCCGCAGCTCGCGCCCTGCAAACGACATCGTCGAATCCTCCGAGCCCGTCTTGATCTCCGTCGTCCAATCGGCGTCCGCCGGGTCATTCTCCAGCTTCGGCACACCCAGCCCGTCGGCGTTCGCCACCGTGAACTTGGTCGCCTGCTGCCGGATGAAGACCGCATTGTCCATCGCCTGCAGAATCTGCTGCTGCATCTGCACCGGAGCCACCAGATAGCCACCCGATGCGTCGCTGTCGCTCTGCAGCGCACGCAGCTGCATCGGAGGCATCTCGCGGTACCCGTAGCGCAGGTAGCTCACAAAAGCCTTGCGGTACTCCTCGTCCCGCTGCGAGCTCTGCGCCGCGCCATCGGGCTCCATGCGCCGGCTGCGCGTCTCGTCAACGCTCTGCTCCAGCCCCGCCTCCACCTCCATTTGCCGCTCCATGCGCTCGGCCTGGCCGCCCAGCTTCTCGGCCTCCGCCATCAGCGCGTCCCATCGCTGCTCCTGCGCGGCCGTAAAGACCGCGCCGTCGGCGAGCCCCTCATGCATCTGTCGGGCCTCGCTGATCAGCTGAGCGCGCTGCTGCCGCAACTCAATGATCTTGCTCTTCATCTCCGTCCGTCTCCTGTTGGTTCAGCCTCAGTCGTCGATCCCGGCCAGCGCCAGCTCCCGCCCCCGAGCAGCCCGACGCGCCCGCGCCGTCTCCTCATCGGCGCCGCCTTGCTGCGCCCGCAGCAGGTCGGCTGGAATCTCGGGCACCTGCCCGTAGATCGGGTCAAACCGGTTGCCCGGTTGCTCCCTCATCCCCACACTCGTCTCGGGGTACGCCGGATAGGTCACCGCCGAAACGTCATACAGCTTCACCTGCTCCAGCGTGCGCACCAGCTGGTCATACTCGTCCAGCTCCCAGCTGTCGCGCAGCACCGCAAACGCAAAACTCATCTGATCCACATCGCCGCGCCGAATGCTCTCCACCACATCCCGCGCCACCTGCGTGTCCGGCGGGTCAATCTCCACCGCCAGCCCCCGCTCATCCTCCCGCAGGCGCAGCGTCCCGCTCTTCGTCCGCCCCAGCACATAGTTCGGGTCATGGTTGAAAAGGGCCCGCACGTCGTCGCCTGCCTCAATCGTCTGCGCAAAGGCCCCGGGCTCAATCCGCTCCCGAAAGCCCATCAGCTCCACCGACAGCGAATCAAAGAGCGCCGCGTAGCCGGCAATCGTCCGTCCGCCCTCGCGCTCCACCGCCCGCAGCTCCGTCGCCGGCACATAGCGCCGCTCAATCCCCTGCATTGCACACCTCCTGCATCACACGCAGCGCCAGCGCGCCGGCACCCTGCTCCATCCCCTCCACCTCCAGCGTCGGACTCCATCCCTGCGCAAAGGCCTCCAGACGCGCCACGTCGCCACCCGTCGCCACCACCGCCGGCGTCAGCGCGTCCACCAGCGCCTCGCGCAGCTCCTGCGTCAACCGCTCGCCATAGCCGGGCGCCTCGCGCTTCGCACCCGCCCGCCGCAGATCCGCCTCACCCCGCCGCAGCACGCGCCGCGCCCCATCCTCAAACACAGGCAGCAGCGCACTGCGCCCGGCCCCATTCGCCACCGGAGCCCCCGCCGCCACCATGTTCAGCGGCTGCAGATACACGTCCCCATCCCGTACCGGCTCCATGTTCTCCCGCTGCCGAATGTCATTCACGCTCAGCCAGCCCCACTGCCGCCCCACCGCATACGCCTGGTAGCGGCTCTGCGTATCGCCGCGCAGCAGCCCGTCCACCACATGCTCCACATAATGCGTACGCCGCTCCTGCGCCGTCAGCAGGTCCCGCTGCATCACCTGCTCCAGCCGCACCAGCCACGGCAGAATCGTGTCCGTTACAAACTCAATCGACTGGTGCTCGATATTCGAAAACGTCGCCTTGTTGAGCAGCCCCACTTTGTGCGGAGGCATCCGGTAGATCCGTGCAATCTCCTCCGCCTGGAAGGTGCGCGTCTCCAGAAACTGCGCCTCTTCCGGCGGCACACCAATCGCCTCGAGCTTCATCCCCTCCTCGAGGATGCGCAGCCGGTGGCTCTTCTCCAGCCCGCCATGTTCTCCCGCCCAGCTCGCCTTGAGGTTCGCCATCGCCTTGTCGCTCAGCGTCCCCGGATGGGTCAGCACCGCCCCAGGCCGCGCCCCGTTGGCAAAGAAGCGCGCCCCGAACTCCTCCGTCGCCATCCCCAGCGCCACCGCCACCATGGCCATGCGCAGCGGCGAGTATCCCTGCACCCCGTTGCCGCCCAGCCCGCGCACATGCATGATCCTGTGCCAGGGCAGAATCTCCGTCCGCCCCGTCGGCATCGAATACTCGTACGCCAGCTCGCCATCCCGCCGCAGAATGCGCATGCGGTCCGGCCGCAACGGCCACAGCGCCCGCACCCGCCCCGCCTGCGTCCACTCAATCTCCACGTACGCATTGCCCCAGCCCGCCACGTGGCTCACAATCAGCTCTCGCAGCTCCATCGCCGTCTGCTCGGGATTCGGCTGCTCGTGGAGCACCTCGTACAGCGGATGCTCCGTCGCCCGCTCCCGCCCCGCCGCCGTGCGCCGGTAGAGCACCAGCGGCAGGCTCGCAATCGTCTCGCTCAGCACACGGATGCACGCATACACCGTCGGCATCGCCAGCGAGCCCTCAATCGACGGCACAGCCAGCCCCGCCGCCTCCTGGCTCCCGCGCAGGATCGACTCCCAGCTGCTCTCAATCGCCGGGGCCGCACGCCGCTCCGCCCCAATCCATCGCTCGATCAATGCCACGTGCACCAGCCCGCAACAGAAAGACGCCAAGCATCCCGAAGTACCACCGGGATTCCTGGCGTCTCGCGCTCTGTGGAATCTCTATACAGTGCCCCGCTCACCGCAGGCCACTAGCGGCAGTGTAGCACAAACGTTCCGCCCAATCAATCCCCTGTTGGGCGGCCGTCCCCCAGCTCGTCGCCCGTCGCCAGCTCGCACAGATCATCCGCCACTGCAGCCAGGCGCGCCCGCAGCGCCTCCCGCACCGCACGCGCCTCCTGCGCCTCAGCCCGCAGCGCCTCCACCTCGGCCCGCAGCCCCGCCGCCTCCGCCTGCGCCTCCCGCAGCAGCACATCCAGCGTCGCCACCGCAATCAGCTCATTGCCATCCCCGTACCGCGCCCTCTCCTCGCTCATCAGCCCCCCCACAGCAGCCGATGCACCTGCGACCGCTCACCCCGTGCCTCTGGCGCCTCTCCCGACACGCCGGCCGGCAGCTCGTTCCCGCTCGGCCCGCCCGTCATGTACACCTGCGCCATGCGCGCCACCACCAGCAGGAACCCAGCCGCAGGCAGCGCCCACGCCGTGCTCCCCCAGAACTGCTCCAGCCAATCCGCCAGCAGAGGCAACCCCACCAGCAGCACCGTCCACACAATCCCCGGAAGTTCAATCGAGCGTCCCACGTCTGATTCTCCTTTTGGCCTCAGCCACTCCCACCACGATCAACAGCACACCTGCCACACCCAGCAGCCCGGCCCACCCCACCGCCAGCCACGCCGCCGCA